TATTAGTTGTTGCACATGCTTGCTCAACAGATAGAGTCTTACCGTTTCCAGAAAGACCTGTAATGAATAAAGGATAGAATTTACCAGATGTGATAACTTTCTTCAAAGAAGTGTAGTTACCAAAAGGAACGTAAGTGGCATCCTTTTCTGGGATGTATGAAACTTCTTTTGCAGGTTTTGCAGATGGTTTCTTGAAGCACTCTTCAATTTGTTGTGCGGTCAAGTTCCATTTGCCTATACCTGATTTATAAGACTTCAACCTCTTACAGGCAGTAGCATAAGATACGCTAAGTTCTTTTGCTGAATTACGAATGTCAGAACATCCTACCTCAACACCAACATTATCAGTTAAGTGTTGAACGAGTTGTTCAGTTGTCACAGGATTTGGTTCAAAAGGCATGAGTCTTGTTTGTTTGTTTATACATTTAGTATAGCAGATGAAACTGCTATGTGTAAGGTAAGTGGACAGTTTGTCAATCGAACACTGCTGTCACACTTTGCACAGTTGCACCAGGATTTCTTGCTAGTGCAACTCTTTGTGCGTCATTGTAGTCAACAGCAATTACAACTTCTTCAAAAATTGTACCTGCTTTGAATAGGGTTACTTTACATTTCATGCTACTTGCTCGATAAAGGCATTAAGGATTGTTTTGTTGGTCATTTTAGAACCCATGTGCTTTTTGAATGCACGTTGTAGTTCTGCTTTGGTTGCAACTTCGCCTTTAGTTTTAACTTCAAGGTCTTCAGTTCCATAACCAGTTCCCCTATCAGGGATGTAGAAAGACTCGGTAAAACCTGCTTTCTCTTTGATAGAAGCAAATTTTTCTTTCTTCCATTGCTTGTCAATTCCGTCAGCAAAATCTTGTTCAAAAGATAGTGTGCGAACAAGTCTCATTAGTTCTCCTTTACTACAGATACGAATACCAACCCAGTTGTAATCGGTAATCTCTCTCATGTAACTAACCAGAGTCTGAGTAGTTTCATAAGGACTATTGCTGATCTTACGAGTGTATCCTGTCTCAGGGTCACGAAGGAAAAATACTTTTCCATATGAATGTTGAATACTAGATGTACGGAACTCATCTTTGCGATAGTAATAACCTTCATCCTCTGAATACTCTCTCATGTAACTCATAGGATTTGATTCTCCATCAGTTAGAGATACAACATTTACTTTAGTTACACCTTCAACTCTTTTTAGTTCAGCAACAATCTTACGAGTGCACATCATTGCTTCCGCTAGAGGAGTGCCACCTAGTCCATACTCTTGACTATAGTTTAGACGATATCCGTTCATTGCGAAGACTTGAGTATAGAGTAACTTCATAGACTCATCAAGTGATCTCTTGTTTTGACGTGATGAAAGAAACTCAAAGAGTTTGAAAGAACTGTCAAAGTTAAGACTATTTGCTTTAGGGGTAACAGCACTATGCATCTTAGTTTCTCCACATCCATAAGCAAATCCACTCTGGAAAGCATATACACGGAATGGGATTTGTGCTTTACGACAGAACCATACTAAGTTGTATACTTGCTTTACAGTATCAAGAAGGCAATGATTCATAGAACCAGACCAATCAAGATACATAACCAGACCATGATTCTTACCCTCAGGAACTACTGTGACTTTTTTGAATATATCATCAGTTAGTTTGTATTTGTAAAGAGTATTAGTGTTGATAACACCAGTTTTAGATGTTGCTGCTCTCTTGTACTCATCAGCAGACTTTCTCATTTCAAATTGCTTTAGAAGATAGTTAACAGATTTCTGTGCATCTTTCTTGTATTTTTCAAAATGATCAACAGCATAATTTACATTCTCCATGTAATGATCTTGTTGTTCTTTGTCTCTGAATGCTTGACCATAGAAGAAGTATCTAAGATCTTCTTGAATTTTAGTGTGAGGAACAATAACCTTTTCAAGATTAATTTCTGGAAGAGTTAGATAAACCCACTCTCTTGCATCCTCATCAACCATAGATTCAATAGCCTCTGCTAATGCTTCCTCTGTAATACTCTTAGTCTCATCATGACCTGTTGCAATTTGACCACCACCAATTCTAGAGTCTGGTTTAGTTGTTACTTGTGCATCATCTTCAGATTCTACTGTATCATTTGTTTGTTTTGATTCAGTAGGTGTAGGTTTCTTTAGACCATCCCAAGGTTGTTTTGGGTCGATAGTTAGTTGATCAGGTGTTTCTTCTACCTCATCTTGACCATCATAGTCTTCGACAAGATCATTTCCAGATAGTAATTCTAAATCCTCTTCATCAATCTTTGGTTTTGCGTCTTGAATCTTTTTAGCATGACCATACATTTCTTTAGCAAGATCAACTACATCTTGGAATGTTTCAGTAGCACCAACTCTTTCTACCCAGTGCTGCTCGTCCTCATTGAAAGGCATTGAACGATTACCTTTGAAATATAGATTGATACGATCGATCAAAGGAAGATCTTCTAAGTTTTCATGCTTTACACCGAAGAAATCATCGTTCCATAATTCTTTATATCCGTCAAAGAAAGACTTACGAAGACCAGGATATGTCTCTTTCATAAGACGTTCGATACGAGCATCTTCTATAACATTTACAAATGCTTGAGGAGCATCTCCGAAAGGATCGTTAGGAGTGTAGAGAGCGTGTCCTACTTCGTGTCCTACTAAAAGGTCGTATACAGTATTAGAAGCGGTCTTCCAGATTGGGAGAATCAATAGACGCTTATCAACATCAAAACAAGCAGTAGAAACTTTACGGTGCTCTACAGTTAGATTCTCTGTTGCTAATAGTTTGGCAAGTGTGCCTTTTACTTCTTGATTGATCATCGTGTTTGTTTGTTTATACTATTATTATAGCGGTTCACACGACCAATGGTCAAGCTAGTGGACACTTTTTTAACTGTCTACTGGCAGGCACATACCAAATTTCTATCTCCATGTACATTATCTATACGATTAACTGCTGGCCAAAACTTATTTTTTGGTAGATTAGGGAACACTGCCTGTTCTCTAGTAAATGGATATTCCCATGTGCCACATATTTCTGATTGAGTGTAAGGTGCATTCTTGACTATCTCAGGACATTCATTAATCTCTGCTCTTATCATTGCCATTGCTTCACCAAATCTCTCTAACTCTTTCAGTGATTCTGATTCCGTTGGTTCTACCATCATAGTTCCTAGAACTGGCCAAGACAATGTAGGTGCATGAAACCCATAATCCATCAGTCTTTTAGCAATATCTTCAGCAGTTACTGGTAAATTACGACAATCAAAAATACATTCGTGTGCAACTCTACCATTATCTGCTTTATATAATACGTCAAAGTATGGTTCTATCTTCTTTGCTAACCAGTTTGCATTTAATAATGCCACCTCTGTTGCCTCTCTAAGACCATCAGCACCCATCATTCTAATATACATCCATGTAATAGGAAGAATACTAGCACTTCCTTGAGTTGCTGCAGATACTCTTTGATTAACAAATGGTGCTAGATGTTCTGCAACACCGATAGGACCTACACCAGGTCCGCCACCTCCATGTGGAATACAGAATGTTTTATGTAAATTTAGATGACATACGTCTGCACCATAATGACCTGGTTTACAAAGACCTACTTGTGCATTTAGATTTGCACCATCAAGATATACCTGACCACCAAATTCATGTACAATCTCACATATCTCTTTTATAGTTGTTTCAAATACACCATGAGTAGAAGGATATGTAATCATACAACCTGCTAATTCATCTGCCTCTAGACATGCTTTTAATCTTAGATCATGTATATCAACGTTGCCATCACTATCACAATCAACACTTACAACTTCCATACCTGCCATGATACAAGTTGCAGGATTAGTTCCATGAGCACTCTTAGGAACTAGAATTTTATTACGTTTATCTCCGTTTGATTCATGATATGCTTTGATTGCTAATAAACCTGCATACTCACCTTGTGCACCTGAGTTAGGTTGTAATGATATAGCAGCAAATCCTGTGATATCACATAACCAATCTTGTAAATCACACATGATTTGTTCGTAACCAAGTGCTTGTCCTGGTGGAGCAAATGGATGTATATTATTAAACTCTTCCCATGAAACAGGCATCAGTTCTGCTGCAGCATTTAATTTCATTGTGCAACTTCCTAATGGCATCATACCAGTGACTAATGAATAATCCTTAGACGATAATGAATAGATATATCTCATCATGTCAGTTTCACTATGATAGATATTAAATACTTCTTGAGTCAACCAAGGTTCTTTTCTGACAGGAGTGACCATCCATTTGTAATCTCCTACTGCATCTAGAACATGATCTACTGTATTTTCTTTATGAGGAAAATCTACTTGACTGTCTATAATTTGATGTAATTCAAGTAATGTGGTACACTCATCTAAAGAAACAATATTCCAACCATCCTCATGTCTTACATTAAAATCTGCTATAATAAGAGAACTCTTCCATCTGACAGTATCAAACCCTTCAGATTGATCAACCTCATATCCGCACCATTTCAATGCTAATTGTAGCGTTTGCCTATATTGTAGTACTCTGGTTGCTATTTTTTTCA